TGGGTACTGGTATGGTAGGTGCTCCTGCTTGTGGCGACGTTATGAAGTTACAAATCAAAGTAGAGAAAGATATTATACAAGACGCAGTATTTAAATGTTATGGCTGTGGTTCTGCAATAGCATCTTCTTCTATTATAACAGAAATGTTAAAAGGTATGTCACTTGACGCTGCAGAGCAAATCAAAAATGTAGAGGTGGTTGAACAACTCAACTTGCCTCCAGTCAAAATCCATTGCTCAGTCTTAGCTGAAGATTCAATTAAGGCAGCAATCAAAGATTACAAATCAAAACAATTAGAAGCACACAGGTAAATTATGAAAAAATTAGTGAATAGATTAATCCGATTAACTTCGGGCGAAGAGATATTATGTGGTATAGGAGATATGAATGAGAAAACAACAACGGTCTTTAATCCAGTATTGTTAATCCCAGAGCCAGGCGCAACTGGTCGTATCGGCTTTATGCCTTACTTAGGTTATAGCGAATTAAAAGATGGCCTCATTATTAAAGAAGAACATATTATGTTTATTGTTGAACCTGAAGAGGCAATGGCAAAACGATATTCAGATATGATAGATGGTACTATCGAAATTATGAAGGCACAACCAGAATTAATGATTTAAAAATGAATCTTAACGTTAAGCACTATATTCATAAAGCAAAATGGATTGGTGACAGTCTTTGCGACGAAATTATAAACACACTCAATGACGAAAATACTTGGCTACCATTTCCTAGAGATGTAGTTGGTGCTTATCCAGGTGAGGAAAGACCACAAGATGGTCTTGTTGGATCATCATTAAGTATTGATTGGGAACAGTTTATTGGTGACCCAGATATTCCTGAACAAGAAAGAAATTATGGGTTAGCTCATTTACAAAATCAAATAGTATTAGATAAAGTTCGAGCTAGTATGAGAAAAGGATTAGACCATTATGTTCATGAATATTTAAAAGATATAGAATGGTATGATTATTATAGAGATTTTACTGACCCAAAATTTATGAAATATAAACCAACCCATGATATGCAACTCCATTGTGACCATGTAGGTAATGCGGTTGGCGGAAAAGGAATCCCAACTGTTTCAATGGTAGGTTGTTTAAATGATGATTATATTGGTGGCTATTTAAGATTTTTTGAAGATGCGGGTCCAGCTGGTTCAGAATATTATTTAGGCAAAGGAGATATAGTATATTTTCCTAGTAATTTTTTATATCCTCATAGAGTAACAGAAGTTACTAAAGGTTTAAGATATTCTTTTGTAAGTTGGGTGTTCTAAAGTATGTACATTTAGCTTGATTTATGATATAATACACCCATGACAAATACTTTTTATACTAGTGCCTTCCGCCACGGCAAGGTAATCAAATACATGGGTTACGAGAATGGTAAAAAAGTTTTATATACTATTCCGTTCAAACCTACCTTATACGTCACTAATAAAGGTAACAATAAACACGATTGGAATTCTCTAGATGGTGCTTCCGTAGAGCCAATAGTATTCGGTTCTATGAAAGAAGCTACTGAATTTACAAAGCAATATAGTGATGTCCCTAACTTTAAAGTTTATGGCAATACTAATTATGTTGCACAATATCTTAATGAGACATTCCCTGGTGAAATCAAATGGGACCGTAATCTTATTAATGTGACTTCACTCGATATCGAATGTAGATTTGGTGAGGGGTTTCCTGACCCAGCTGAAGCCGACCAAGAGATTACAGCAATCACAATGAAAAATAATATAGACGATACGTATTATACATTCGGATGTGGCGAGTATGATACAGATAAATCTCTTATGCAAACTCATGCGGTTCGTTATATTAAATGTACGGACGAGCATGAACTCTTACACAAATTTGTATATCACTGGGCAAAGACTTCCCCCGACGTTATTACTGGTTGGAACGTAGAGTTCTTTGATATACCATATCTTGTTAATCGTATAAAGCGAGTTCTCGGTAATTCAAGAGAGAAATTCTTATCACCATGGAGAATGGTCGAATCTAAAGAGAAGTTTATCAAGGGCCCTGCAAATAAAACTGCATCTAAATATGAAATAAAAGGTGTGGCTATCTTAGAATTTATGGCAATCTTTAAAAAGTTTGGTTATTCATATGGTCCACAAGAGTCATACAAGTTAGACCATATTGCTAATGTAGTTCTTGGTGAAAAGAAGCTTGACTTCAGTGAAGCATCTGACCTTAACGAATTATATGATACAAATTATCAAAAGTTTATTGATTATAATATTAAAGACGTAGAACTTATAGACCGTATGGAAGATAAGCTTGGTCTTATTACACTATGCCTGACTATGGCATATAAAGGAGGAGTTAATTATGAGCAAGTTCTTGGCACTGTTGCTATTTGGGATTCTCTTATCTATAGAGATTTATATGCTAAACGTATAGCTGTTCCACAAAACGAAGAATCATATAAGGGTGCATATCCCGGCGGTTATGTTAAAGATCCTCAAGTAGGTATGCATGATTGGATATGTTCATTTGATTTAACTTCTCTATATCCATCAATCATTATGCAATATAATATGTCTCCCGAGACTATACTTCTTGATGATGAAAGGGGTGTTGATGTTGAATCAGTTCTTAGAGGAGATGTAGAAAATACAAAGGCAAATACAGCTCTTGCAGTTAATGGTGTTCGATTTAATACAACCAAACTCGGTTTATTACCAGCAATTATTCAAGAAATTTATGATGAACGTGTAGAATTTAAACATAAACAAATCAAGGCCGAACAAGAATTAGAATTATGTGCTACCAAGTCAGAAGTGTATGGCTTAGAGAAGCGTATTGCTATTGCCAAGAACCAACAAATGGCTTTAAAAATTCTATTGAATTCTTTGTATGGTGCAATGGGTAATAAATGGTTTAGGTATTTCGATATGAGAATTGCCGAAGGTATTACTCTTACTGGTCAAGCAACAATTCGCTGGGCAGAACAACACCTCAATGATTATCTTAATAAGACTTTAAAGACAAACAAAGACTATGTAGTTGCTATTGATACAGACTCACTGTATGTTTGCCTTGATGAGTTTGTCAAACGTCTTAGTCCAGCCAAGCCAGTAGACTTCTTAGATAAGATGTGTTCAACAGCATTAGAAGGTGCCCTCGCCAAATGTTATGATGATTTATATAATAAACTCGGTGGCATAGAAAATAAAATGCTTATGGAACGTGAGGTTATTGCTAACCGTGGTATATGGACAGCTAAGAAGAGATACATATTAAATGTACATGACAATGAGGGAGTTCGTTATACAAATCCTCATTTAAAAATTATGGGTATCGAGGCAATCAAGTCATCTACACCAGCAATATGTAGACAAGCATTAAAAGAAATATTCAAAAGAATTATGGATACTGATGAGGAGACAGTACAATCAGATATAGCAAACTTCAAAACATTATTTTGTAATGCCTCACCAGAAGAGATTAGTTTTCCTCGAGGTGTACAACATATAAAGAAATGGCAAGATAAGAAAACTTTATATAAAAAAGGAACACCAATACATGTTCGCGGAGCTATATTACATAATGCAGAAGTAGATAATAAGAAGCTTAAGAATAAAATAGAAAAAATACATGGTGGTGATAAGGTTAAATTCACATATCTTATTAAGCCAAATCCTATTAAGGAAAATGTCATTGCATTTATTGATTATCTTCCACAAGAATTTAAACTAGAAAAGTATATAGACTATAATCTACAATTCGAGAAAACCTTTTTAGGTGCAATTAATCCAGTCTTAGAAGCAGTTGGATGGACCAGTGAGAAGGAAATATCACTTGAAGATTTTTTTGTATAAAAGTGTGTACTTTTAACAAATATATGATATAATATTTATATGGATAAAAAAGGAGATAAATTATGAGTTCAGATTGGGTAAATGATATCAATCGTATGCAAACAAAATATGGTGTTAGGGAATGGATTAACCATGCCACACCATTTCAATTAAAAAAATATTTAGAATTCCGATTAGCTTTTATTAAGGAGGAATATGATGAAACCAGGGAAGCACTTATTGAAGAAGATGCTGAAGAGATTGTTGATGGTCTTATTGATATTTGTGTTGTTGCTATTGGAACTTTAGATGCGATGGGTGTTAATGCACACACAGCATGGGATAATGTTTTTGATGCTAATATGACAAAAGAGGTTGGTATCAAAGAAGAACGACCAAATCCTTTAGGACTTCCAGATTTAATTAAACCAGATGGATGGGTAAATCCAACACATGAATGGAATCATGGTCTTATACCATATAGTTTTAAAGATGAAATTAAAGCTAAAGCAAATGAATTTGATGAATATCCAGTTGGCCATTACACACCAGGGCCAGGACCATTAGATGGTACACAAGCTAAAATAGATTGGACTAAAGATTCAGAATACGTGAGGTTATATGGAACAAAAGTTGAAAAAATTTAGAATGACATATAATGATTGGTTGCATCGCTATAAAGATAGAGATGTATTATCTCTAACATTAAAAGAACATTCAGCATGGCGTCAACAATATGAAGCTTGGCGCAGAGGTAACATAGAAAAAATACATTGAATTATTCCCTTACATTATTTAAAAGTATATTCGATAACAAAACTGAAAAGCGTATGGACTTTAATAAGTACCGTAAGTTTGAAAAGTTGTTATTCGAGTTAGCCCAACAAAAGCGTAAAGATAAAAAGTCGGCTCCCCTTATTTCTCCCGCCGTCTATAAAGAGAATACTACTCGCGCTAATAGTAACGTAATTAGTTGGGCTGGATGGTGCGCAGTAGATGTAGATAATCTTGTGTTTAACGGTAATCTTGAGAAAGAACTATTAGATCGTTATGGAACTTGGAACCATATTATTTACTCTACTGCTTCATCTACAGAAGAACATCCAAAATTTAGGATAGTATTTCCATTAACCTTTCATGTACCAAAGAAAAAGATTAAACACTTTTGGTTTGCATTGAATAAAGAGTTAGGAGATATTGGTGACCCTCAAACAAAAGATTTAAGTCGTATGTATTATGTCCCTGGTAAATACAAAGGTGCATACAATTTTATATACAATAATTTCAATGGCGAGGACATGAGTCCATATGAGATTATGTCAAAGCATGATTATGTTGAGAAGACAGGATCTTTAATAGATAATTTGCCACGTGAAATACGTAAGCAATTATTAGCTCATCGTAAAAATGAAATGACAAATACAAATATCACTTGGAGTAATTACAAAAATTGCCCATTTGTTAATAAGAAGTTAGTGAAAGAGTATAATCAAATAACTGATACCGGTTGGTATGTAAAGATGTACTCTATTATGGTTTCTATAGCTAGCAATGCTATACGTAAGAAATATCCAATCACAGCTGCTGAAATTACTACACTATGCAAGGAGATAGATTATGAGAATGGAAACTGGTACAAGTCAAGACCATTTGACAAAGAGGCCGATCGTGCAATCGAATTTATATACGGCAACGTTTAATACTAAAGATTTAGACACGGCTGCAGCAATGCGTAGAGCTGCAGTAGAAGCTCCAAAAATTACTTGGACAAATGGTCGTCCACCAGACATAGTTGTAGCTCATTGTATAATGGGTCAATGTGTTGAACAACATCTAATACAAAATTGTGGATATACTAATAATCCAAATGACTTTATGGATGTATATAATACTATTATGGCAGAAATTGAAACTAAAGTATCTACAACTGAACAAGGTATAAGAGATGCTATTGGTAAATTAGAATATTTACGTTGGACAAAAGGTTATCATATTGCTGATATAGTTCAAACTTATCTTTGTGATAATTTTTCAGGAACAAGATGGAAAGAACCTGGATTTATAACAGATGAATGGGATGCTAACTTTACTTTCTATAGACAATACTTAGCCAATGATGAAACAAAATTATACGAAAACTATGTACTTCCGCGTGGTTTTGTGTTATAATATTATAAATTAGAGGAGTAAAATGACAAAAGAATCTATATTAGTTCTGCAAGAATGTGCAGAACTTCAATCTAAAAAATCAGAGGATTATCAAAATCCTAATTCTAACGTAAAACAAGCCGACCATTATCGTCGTGGTGTTGATTCAATTCATGACACTATGCATGGTAAAATGTTAAGAGCTCAGTCTCTTCTTGAGTCAGGTAATACAGCTAACTTCGAATCACTCGAAGACACATATAAAGATCTTATTAACTATGCATCTTTTGCAGTCTCATATATTCGTGGTAAGATGGAAGGCCAAGACCCTGACCTTGACTTTTTAAATAGGCCTAAAA